ATAGCAACTTATATACTTCTATAAGCACTCATTATGTACAACTTAACAATAGCAATAATGTAGCTAAAACACATGGTGGTGGCACAATGCCACAAGCATCTACTGTAGATGGATTTAGAATATTTGGTAAAAATAGTGGTAGCAATCTTACAGGCAAGGTTTCTTTATATGGAGTTACATTATGAGTTTAAAAAAAATTTACTCAGCTGATATAGAAACAGGTGTACAAGCTGCACAAATAAATGATATTTTTTCTGCTGACTATACTTTATACAAAATAATTGGTGTAGGTATAGTTGGAAGTAACTCAACAGATACAGGTACTAACTTGCGATTAGTTAAAGCATCAGATAGTAGTATTGAATCAGGAGCTGTTTATGGTTATGGTGCTTATAATCTAAAAGCTGAGGCAAGTTTTAATGATGGTGATACACCAAATGATACTAGATGGTTTAATACTTTTGCAGGTTCAGATGATAGTGGTAGACCCGGTAATGGTGTTATCTATTTATCAAATCCTTTTCAAGCAGCATCTACAGGAATATTTTGGGAAAGTACAGAAAGTGCTAGTGACAATCATAGGTCTAGGTGGGGTATTGGTTCTATACAAAACACTACATCTTATGATGGTATTGTCGTAGATTTGAATGAAACTGCAGCTAGAATTGGTGGAGGTAAGTTAGTAGTGTATGGAGTATTATGAGTAGTTTTGTTGAACTAAGTACAGCTACTGCTAGTAATAGTGGTTCTGTTACATTAACAGGAATAACAAGTGATTATAATACTTGCGTTTTATTTTATTCTAATGTAGTTCCTGCAGTTGATGGTGCAGACTTTGGTGGTAGGTTTACTCAATCTGATGGTTCAGGTGGTCATACTGCTAATTCAAATAGTAATTATACCTATGGAATTGCATACGCTAGAAGTGATAAGTCTTTCGTTACATCATCAGGAGATAACTTAGCAGCAGCAGGTAGAGATAAGTTTCCTTTATCAGGTTCAGCAGACAACTCTAGTACATCAGGTCAGCATGGAAAAATTTACATAATAGGTGCAAGTGACAGTAGTGATAATACTAAATTAATAGTATCTAATAATTACCTATCAGAAGGTAGTACTCAAATAGAAATAGGTCAATTTATGGGTGGAGTTTTGAAAGAACAAACAGCAGTAACAGGAATTACATTATTTTTTGACAGTAGTAGTAACATAACAACAGGCAAATTTGTTTTATATGGAATTAAAGAATAAAAGTATGGTAATATAGGAGATATTATGGCAACAAAAGAAGAATTACAAGCACAAGCTGATGCAGAAATAGAAGCTGCAAAACCAATTAATAAATCAGTAGATGGTGTTGTATCAGAATTTTCTGATGAAGATTATGCACAAGCTAAAGTAGATTTAGGTAATTCTAAATGGAACGACCAACAGTTTGGTTACATTGAAGCAAGAGTTCTTGCATATCCATCAATAGGTGAACAATTAGATATGCAGTATTGGGATGCTGTTAATGGTACAACTACTTGGAAAGATGCAATAGCAAAAGTTAAATCAGATAATCCTAAACCTGAATAAATTTTATGATATAATCCTCGCATGGATTTATTATTTAACCTATTAATCGTTGCATTAGTGTGGGATAACTACGCTACTTTGTACAGATGGTTACGTGGTAAAAGTAATGAAGTTCCATATTATTACAAAGAAGACGATTGGAATTGGAATAGATGAAAACACAAGTTAATCTAAGTCAGGTACTGCAAGGTGGATTAGCTGCATTGGTGGGTTGGCTATTCAAAACAGTAAATGATTTACAACAAGAAGTGTCTGTACTAAACGTGCAGATAGATACAGCTAAGCAAAGTTTAATTGATTTAGCTGTTAGAGAACAAGAACTTAACAACGCTATCACAGAGATACTAATTAAATTAGGAGGTGTGTAATGGATTGTTGTGGTAACGGGTGCTGTGGCGGTAAATGATTGACAAGCTTCGTAAGAACATTGGTTTGGTCCTTGGTCTTTTTACTCTTTTGGGTGCTGTTGCAGGTGGTATTAATACAGCAGGTAGAATGGTTGATACCTTATCTACAATCGATGAACGAGTATCTAATCTCGAAAACATAATAGCTGAGAATCAAGTAGAAGCACAGATATCTGTGCTATATGAAAAGATATATCAACTAGAACAATCAAGTTATAACAATCAATATTTAGAAGATAGAGTTTTAATACTTGAACAACAGGTATATGATTTAGATGCAAAGATGTATGACGTAGAGTACATAGAGGATAGGTTAACGTTCTTAGAAGCTAATCAAAGCAATCATTATCACGATACACAAGATAGTAATGGTGTCGAATCATGGGAATTTGACCAATTGAAAGACAGAGTATTAATAATAGAGACACAGTTTAACGATAAATGGTGGAAGTTTGATGACTTCGATTGGCGTATAGACGATATAAGAAATCAAGTAGATGACTTATGGTCTATGACCCACGGTCATTAATGATATACGAAAGGGAAGATGGCAGCTTTATTAAAATTTGTAACTGTAAGTATGGCGATATTAGCTGTGCTTGTGAATTGGCTCATTAGTCCATTGACAGTATACTTAGTAAGACGAGAAGAAAGGAAATACAATGAAGTTAACAGTAGTTAGAACACAATTTGGAAAAGATGCTACTAATGGTATGTTGTTAATTGATGGTGTATTTGAATGTTATACACTAGAAGACCAATACCAAGCAGTAAAAGTTATGCATGAGACATGTATACCTGAAGGTACATACAACATAAAGTTCAGAAGAACAGGTGGATTTCATGAGAAGTATAAGAAAAGATACGGCAATGCACACTATGGTATGTTACATTTACAAGACGTACCTAACTTTACCTACATACTAATACACGCAGGTAATACCGATGAGCATACTTCAGGTTGTCTTATTGTCGGAGAAACTCAACAAGACTTAGACCTAAGTGATGACGGGTTTATAGGACACAGTGGCAAGGCATACACAAAGCTATACAATAAAGTCGCAAAAGATTTGTTACTTGGAAAGTCAGTATCAATAGAGTACACAACTATAACTAAGTTATTAGAGAAGCCATTATCAAATGCATCAACAGATGATGTTGTTTTGTCAAGGACCGTTATGGAAAAACTTGAAGAGATTAATGGGAATGTACTAACAGTAGATGCTAGAATTAAGGGGAGGTTAATAACATAATGTTTGTAAGAAGTAAACGTGCAAGAAATCAAGATGGTACATTCAAGAAGGATGTCAGGTGGACACCTTGGTCTGAATCATGGGAGTATAAAATGAGCGAAGACCTTAAAGATATGTTAGAGCGTACAGCTTGGACATTTGTAGAGGCGTTCATCGGTGCCTTGACGGTTGCACCTCTCGTTGGTGTAGAAGCTGAAACATTACAGCTTGCTGCATTAGCAGGTGGTGGTGCAGCATTAGCAGTTGTTAAAACATATGCTAAGAAGCAAATATCCGGTGGCACTCAGAAAGCAAGTAAGTAAATGCCACACAGTAAAGGTAAGAATTCTTTAGTCGCTAACATACATAGGCGTAAAGTGCAAGGCAAAAGCCGTAGCAAAAAGAATACAACTATAAGTAAGAAGGCTTACAATCAAATGAAACGTGGTTGGAAGTAATGACAATAACTTACAGAGGTGAAAAGTTTTCAGGTTACAACAAACCTAAAGCTACACCTTCGCACAAATCTAAATCACATGCTGTATTAGCTAAGTCAGGTAATCAGGTTAAGTTGATTAGATTTGGGCAGAAAGGCGTTAAGGGTAGTCCTAAAGGTACAAAAAGAAACAAAGCTTTTAGGGCTAGACACGCTGCTAATATCAAGAAGGGTAAGATGTCGGCTGCATATTGGGCAGCTAAGACTAAGTGGTAGAACGTCTAAATTGTAAGACGTGTGGAAAACTATTAGAGATAAAAAGACGAATTAAAAAGTGTGTTAATCTAGGTTGTATAGATTACAATAAAATAAAAAGGAGACAACGTGCCAATAACAAAAAAAGGTATGAAGAAAGGTTATAAAGGTGGGAAACGTGGTGGAAAAAAAAGAAGATACTAATATATTTAAAAGCCCATCATCATTAAAACGATGGGCTTTAGACTTATCAGATAGTTGTGGTAGTGTAATAGCTAACAAACCTTATGATATGGAACAAGTTCAAAAACTTATTGATAAGTTTGTTAACGATTACAACGTCAACTTAAAACCTACTACTAAGATTACTAAGACTTAGCTTCTTTCAGTTTATCAATCCATTGACTAGCAATCTTCTTAGTCATCTCTCCTGAATTAACAAGAGCTTTAGCTTCTTGTGCTACTAACTCTGCAGCACCACCTTTATCTATACACTCATTGATAAGTGTGTCCATAAAGTTAGCTTGTGGTTCGCTCATTGGGTCGTTCTCCCATGCACCACTTGGTATGTCTGCCATTTCATCTCCTTCTTTTAATGTAAAGACACTTCCGACTTTTTCTTCTACGGTTTTATCTTCCCATGGTTTCATCTTGCTTCCTTCTTCTTTGTATTTCATTACAAACTTTTCAGCTTCATCTAAGAATTTACCTTGTGTACCTGTGTCCCATGACTCTATGTCCTTGGTTGCACCGCCAATAGTTACCTTGTTGTATGCAAATTCATATGTTGTTTTAGCAAACTCTGTGTTCTCATCACACATATTAAACACTAAGTTCTTCATGTTTGTTTGCACTTTAAGTTCTTTCACAGGTTTAGAAGGGACATTCTTCAATGGTGGTTTTTTTTTAGTATCTTGTGTCTTACTCATTTCCTGTTGGGAAGGTCTCTTTTTATTACTACCTTGATACTTCCAATTAGCTAACCCTCTACCAATAGCAGAGGTTTCGCAGTTCTCTACCCATGCGTCTTTGTTAGCAAAGCCACCTTGACCTTGTGTCTCTTGTGCTATACCTGTGGCAACAAGATTGCCATCATCATTATGTATGTATGCTTTAATGGTTACACAACTACCATCATCTGTTATATGTACTACATCTGTTGTAATACAACCATTTGGATTATCTTTCCAAAAAGCTTTTAATCTATCTTCGACTAATTCATAGTCATCTAAATTGAATTTCATAGTTCCCTTCCTTATTAAAGTTTAACTTATCTTTACACGTTTCATGGTAACGTAGTTAACTTTGTTATAGTTTATGCACATCATGTTCTTACAAATTAGATGACCATGCAGAGTGGTTTTAGTCCACCCGCAACTCGCACATATTGTATCTGATGTACACATGTCTCTTTCATGATAGCAGGTTATTCCAAGTTGACAAGGTATTCAGCAGTAACACCTTTGTCAGGTTTAACAAATAGACAAAACTGTGAAGGTCTACCCATAGATGCTAGCTGTTCTTGTGCAAATGTATTGTAGCTTTCGGTACTACCATTACACCAAAATCTAATATCATTAATGTATTGTGTGTTAGGTGTGTGAAAGTGTCCTGCTACTGCGTAATCAAAGTCTTCCATAAGTCCTTGACTTGCTAATGTTTTCCAACCCTGTATCTTTTTACCAAATCCATACCATGGAAACCCTGCGAATCCACGTACTTGGTCACCATGAAACATAAAAAATCTAGATTTCTTACCTAAATCAGCTACTGTATACCACGCTTTCTCACCTTTTTTGTACGCTAAATGAAACTTTAACCTCGGCTCATTAACAAATATTTGTTTAAGTATGTTACCTAACATAGCATCTGCATTTGTTTCAGGGTGCATGTCTTTACGACTTCTACCACCTAATGCACCATGATTACCTATAACCCAATGACACTCTACTTCATCAAAGTGTTGTAACAATCTATTAAAAAAACCATGCAAGATACGTGGTCCATCAACTGTAACCTGTGCGTATAAAGAACTATCTATTAAGTGTGCTTGTCCGGGAAATATTAATTCACCTTCTACTATATCGCCTAATGCTAAGACAACACACTTGTTAACCTTATGACTAGCACGTTGTATGTCTGCTATATCACATATCTTATCTGCATATCTAAGCACACGTTCCTCTGCAACGGCAGTAGAATATGTTGGTGTAACCTTTGCTAGTTGTATATCACTTAATAAAGGAACACAAATCTCTTCATGTTTAGTTTTCCTTTTACTCTTGGTGGGAGGTTTCACAGGGCGTAAATCTAGTTCTGCTATATTGGTTTGTATAGCTTCGTTCATAGCATCAATCAAATCTAGTTTCTTGTCTTTCAACCTATCTATTTGCTTACGTTGTTTCTCAATTATCTTTTTGAGTTCATCAACTTTTTCACTTGTCGCCTCTGCGATTAAATCTACTAACTCGTCTTTACTCTTTTTGACCATTTGCTTATCGTACTTTCATCTACTTTAGTTCCAAAGTTTTCTCTAAGGATTGTTGTTACTACACTAGGAGATATGTCTTTTCCTAATTTGATTTGTTTTTCAAGCTCATCTATAAACTCTTTAGCGTCATCATTTAATCGTGCGTAAAAGGTTTTGTTAAGACTACCAACTGTTGCACGTTCTATGAGTTCATTGATTTCATGATTATCCATGTGTTCATGATAGCAGGATATCGCACACGAGGGCGATTAAAAAAAAAATAAAAAACATATCGCCTGTGCGATACGAAAGAAATAAAAAACCCCCTCGCGAAAGAGACCAAAAAAAAAGGTGCAGTATCGTTCGCACGATACCACACCTTCTCATGTAGCTAGACTAAGCGAGACAAGTCTAGCCACTTAGACTTATCTATTGCGTATAGTCTTAGCAAATTCTTTCGCCTCATCTATGTCTTGTAATATAACTATGTCATGCTTACGACACAATTCCTCACAATAGTCTTTTAGTTCATCACCATACACGTAGTTACTACTACTCCCACCAACGTTGTAAGCTACCACTTCCATGTCG